TAGATTAACCGCCACTCGTGGACACTTGTTTCCCCACCGTGGACAGGGGGATTGTTAAAACTTTCACAGGATTCTTTAGCGCATTAAAGCACTAACATAAGTATATGTGATATCTATTATAAGCATACAATATAATAAAAAATGCAAAAAAGTATTGACATTTTTATAGAATGTGGTATACTATAATCAGAAAGAGGGAAGAACAGCAAGACGATAAAACAAAAAAGAAAGAGGTAAATGCAATGACTATTGAGGAAAGAAAAGTAAAGGCACGTGCAATCGCTGAACGGTATTTTAATGAGGCTAAGTGGTGGTTAGATAACGTAGGCAAAGAGGATTCAAGGTCAATTACCTGTTGTTCACGGTTCGCCGTTGCGGTTGAAATGTACGAGGTATTAACGGGCGAGAAATATAATTAAGTTTCACGTGAAACATTTTGGTTCTCAAGGGTTTATCCATTAAAAGCCCTTGCCCATAGGCAACACGCCTAAAATATTATTAAAAGGTAGGTACATTATTATGGCAAAGACTAACACTATTATCCCCGAAAACGAGTCCAAAAACGAGAAGTTTATCCGTATCGCAAGCCCCCGTGTCAACAGTGTCATTGATAAACTCGATATCTTGAGCAACTGTGCATCCAGCAATTACGAATACACTGAGGAACAAGTGGAATCCATGTTCCAGGCAATCCGTGACGCTGTGGACGCTTGCTATGCACAGTTCCAGCCCAAAGTGAAATCCGAAAAGGAAAAGTTCACGTTCTAAGCGTTTCACGTGAAACACTGTCTGAGGTATCGGACATATACGGCCACTATAAAATAAAAGGAGCAACAGCAATGACTAAGAAAGAACAGATTGCAGATAACGCCATTATCGAACAGTATATAGACGAGTTAAACGCAGAAATCGGAGTTGACGGTTTACTATATTGCGGCCGCCTTGGAAGTTGTCAAGCCCACGTGTACACCACATCACATTTCACTGTGTTACGTTCTTACAATATTATTGTAGCCGCTGTGTATCACAGAACAGCAGAAGCCGCTCCTGTATTCATTGATTTTCTACGCCTTGTATATGGTTATAGCAGTACCAGCGCAAAGCAGATTGCAAAATTCAAGAACGATTATTACAACGGTAAAGGCTTTGAATATACATGGAGGGATTGTAGATGAAGTGTAATGTGAAATATGTTGTGACTATAAGATGGAAGCATTTAGGAACTCGTGAATATACGTTCGACAGCTTCCATGATGCATATGAAGCAATATGTAATATTTATGGTATGCATCCAGATATTAAAATCACCTGTAAAACAGAAAGGAGGAATTAAATATTGGTTAAGCCTAATTCTCGCAAGTGCTCAACAGGCCATATGACCATATCTCTACCATACGAATTGCAATTAGAAATTGGCCGTGTAGCTTGTGAGCAAGATATGAGTGTCTCGGCTTTATGCCGACTACTCTTTAGGGAGGAAATAGAGCGCTATGAGCAAAATAAAGCGTCTGGTAAATCCGGATACAGGCGAGATTCTTGACCCCAAGGAAACGCCTGAATATTACACTCTTGACGCTATACGCCATGCAGATGTTTGGACAGACGAAAATATTACGGCAGAGTATACAAGACTGCGTAAAATCGCACAAGAGCGGTTGAGGGAAATTTCCAAGTCTGACATTGGTAGAGCGTCTAAAACATGGCACTATAATCAGAATCGATTCAAACCATCTTCTGAACTTAGACCATACGAACGCAAGATATTACTCGCAGAAGTATCCAAAATGATGCAAGCTGAAACAGGCACACTTGCGGGAATCAAACGCCAGAGAAAGAAAGCTATTCAGACATTTCATGAACATGGATACACATTCGTTGATGAATCTAATTTCATTGATGTAGGTGAATTTTTCAGACAATGGAGAGATAGCGAGTTCAGAGGTTACGGCTCAACAGTTGCGCTTGATTTTTACGAGAGAATTAAGGATTCAGAAGCATTTGACAGAGCTACACAACGAGTTGATAAAACTGCACAGATTTTCAGAGAATTTCAAGAGTGGAAGAACCAGAAAGACAAGCCACATGAGCGGAAAAATAACGAAAATGAAAAATCGTCAGCCGACTTATTCAAAGAATTAGACGAGTTTCTATGATAATTCCGCCTGAGAAATTCCCTTATGACTGGCTTTATGAAATTCCACTTGTTAAAAGGAAATCAGGCAATCAACGAACGAAAAAGCGAACGAAATATAAAGATTTAATCACAGCATTTGACATTGAGACCACACGATTAGCAGATATAGAGCAATCTATAATGTATATCTGGCAATGGCAATTTGGTGACGAATACACAGTAGTTGGGAGGACATGGGAACAATTTGAGGCATTTCAACGTAAATTGGCGAACATTCTTGATGATTCTGTTTTGGTTGTTTTTGTGCACAATCTTTCCTATGAATTTCAGTTTCTGAGAGGTATTTACAATTTTCAGCCTGACGAGGTATTCGCAGTCAAGTCAAGAAAAGTCCTAAAATGCAATATGCACGAACATTTTGAGTTTAGGTGTTCATATATTCACAGTAATATGAATCTGGACACTTACACTAAGAAAATGGGTGTTAAACATAAAAAGCTGACTGGAACATTTGATTATGACAAGTTGCGGTATCCATGGACTGAATTAACCGATGATGAAATAGCCTATTGTATACATGATGTGCAAGGCTTAGTTGAAGCAATAGAAATCGAAATGAAGCACGATGGAGACAATCTCTATACATTTCCGTTAACTTCAACAGGGTATGTAAGGCGTGACGCAAAGAAAGCAATGTCGGAAGTATCACAGAGTTTCATTAAAGGTCAATTACCTGATTATGAAATTTATAAGATGCTTAGAGAAGCATTTAGGGGAGGAAATACACACGCAAACCGATATTATGCAGATTATACGCTACATAATGTTCACAGCGCCGATAGAAGTAGCAGTTATCCTGATGTTATGTGTAATTGCAAGTTTCCTATTAGTGAATTTTACCATCTGGGAAATATACCCTATGAAGAAGTAATCAAAATGATTGGCAAACGGCAAAAAGCCTGTCTGATGCGAGTTGCAATTACAGGGGTTTATTTAAAACGTATAGATTGGGGTTGTCCCTACTTATCACTTTCTAAGTGTAGATACGTTGAAAATCCTCTGATAGATAACGGACGGATAATCTCCGCTGACTATCTGGAAACAACTATAACAGATATAGATCTAAAAATTCTACTATCTGAGTATTCTTGGAAAGATATTAAGTTCTTTGACTTTGCAACAGCCAGATATGGCTATCTTCCTAAACCATTGATACAAACCATTTGCCAATATTATCATTATAAAACAGAGTTAAAGAATGTAGAGGGGCAAGAACTTCTCTATATGAAATCCAAGAACAAGCTGAATTCTCTGTATGGAATGTGTGCTCAAGACCCTGTTAAACAGTCTATTTTATTCATTGAGGAAGATTTTAAGGAGCAGAATGACAACGAGGAAGAACTTCTGAAAGCATACAATAAAAAGGCATTTTTGGCTTACCAATGGGGCGTGTGGGTGACAGCATGGGCAAGATATAGATTGGAAGAAGGAATACAGCTTGCGCACGGCGATACGGATGACCCCAATTCTCCACAATTTGTGTACTGTGATACAGATTCTGTGAAATACCTTGGAGAGATAAATCTCGATAAGTTTAACGCAGAGCGTATTAAAGACAGTAAAGAAAGTGGAGCGTATGCAACAGATCCGTCTGGAATCACACATTATATGGGTGTCTATGAGAAAGAACACGATATGTGCGAGTTTAGAACTATGGGAGCAAAGAAATATGTATACAGAGAGAAGCCAGAGGATAAATTAGTTTGCACTATCGCAGGAGTTTCAAAGAATCTTGGAGGAAAGGAATTAGAAGCCAATGGAGGTATCACAGCATTTCACGAGGGATTCACATTTGAGAAAGCAGGAGGACTTGAAGCAGTTTATAATGACAAACCCAGCATTTCAGAGTACACAGCGGAAGGAAGAACAGGAAAAATTACGTCTAATGTCTGCCTTCGACCAAGCACTTACACGTTAGGATTAACCGCTGATTATAAGAGACTATTGACGGAAAGTAGGTATGAATATGAGTGAATCTGAATTTACTTATAAGGTTCTTGAACTTTGGCAGGAACTGAATAAAGAGAGAGAAATGTGTCCAGAAGAATTAGCATGTGAATTAGGATACATTATCAGAGAGTATGTAGAAGGACTATACTGAAACCAACAGCACAAGCTGTGGTAAATAAAAATTTATTTTAAAGGAGAAAGAACAATGACTATCACCAAGATTAGCAAGGAACTGAACAAGAAGGAACAGTACAAGATGACTATGGACGCAGGCATTAATAAGATGAAGGACTATGTTGGTTCAAGCATTGATGTGTATGCGTACTGCATTTACACTGATTTCAACAGTAAGGATAAGAAGGAAGTGGAAGTCCTGTCTGTTATGGATACTGACGGTTCTGTTTATGCTACCAACAGCGTAACCTTTAAGAAGGATTTCCTGAACATTGCCGCCCTTATGGAAGGCGAGGATTTCTCTGTTGGTGTCACTTCTGGCACTTCTAAGGCAGGCCGTGAGTTTATTACCTGCACCCTTCTCTAAGACAATATGAGCCGCATTTACTTAGATAGCGGCTATCTGAATATCCATGAACTACTGAGCCGTTCCTTGCCCTTCAATTTCGCAGTTGGAGGGCGAGGGACAGGCAAAACCTACGGAAGTTTGGTTGAATGCTTGGAACAAGAAAGAACATTCCTATTCATAAGAAGAACGCAAGCGCAAGCAGATATTGTAACAAGGCCTGAGTTTTCACCATTCAAGCGAATATGTGAGGACAGGAATTTAAACATTAGCTGTTCGCCCGTTACTAAGTATAACAGTGCGTTCTATTACTTCAAAGTAAATGAAGATGGAAAGCAGATTCCAGACGGCAAGCCGATTGGATATTCAGCCGCACTCTCCACGTTTTCAAATATCAGAGGTTTTGATGCTTCCGACGTTGACCTTATGATATTTGATGAATTTATTCCAGAGCGTCATGAAAGACCGATTAAGAATGAATTTGAAGCTCTTATGAACTGCTACGAGACTGTTAACAGAAACAGAGAGCTGCAAGGAAAGAAACCTGTACAACTTCTTTGTTTAGCAAACGCAAACGATGTTGCAAACCCTGTCTTTATTGGTTTCAATCTTGTTAAGAAAGCGACTGATATGTTAGAGAAAGGCAGAGAAGTCTATCAAGACAACCGCCGTGGTATCTGCCTGTATATGTTACAGAAGTCCCCCATTTCGGAAGAAAAGCGCAATACCGTTCTGTATAGAGCAACAGAAGGAACACGTTTTTCAGAAATGGCACTGGATAACAAGTTTTCTTTCAATGACATGGGTAATGTAGGGAGCAGACCTATCAAGGAATTTGTTCCCGTGTGTGCAATATCGAAAATCTGTGTATACCGACACAAGTCTGACGGCACATATTATGTCTCAATGCACAAAGCAGGTAGCCCGCCACAGTATTCCGACAGTGAAGCCGATATTCAGCGGTTCAGACGGATGTACGGCTGGTTGTGGGAAGCCTACATGCAACAGAAAATAACATTTGAGGAGTATCTTTGCGAAAATCTGTTGACAAAGTATCTCCGATGATGCTATTTTATAATCAGAGAAGGGGGTTGCACAAAGTCACAGCCGGAAGCTGGTGCAAGCCCTTGACTGGGGCAAGAAACCCCCTTCTCAATCTAAAATCCGGCTATAAGGAGAAATGATATGGACGTCGCAACTGTTACCCAGCTTGTTAGCAATCTTGGTTTCCCAATTGTGTGCGTGGGCGTTATGTTTTGGATGCAGAACAAGGAACGTGAAAGCCATGCCGCCGAAAGTGAGCGTTGGACTGAGGTTGTTAAGGAAAACACAGAAGCATTGCGAGATTTGAAAGAGGTTGTAAGTCTTTTAAAGGAGCGTGTTACTTGTGGGAGCAAGGATTCAGAATGAAATAGCTGTATCAATTCCCTTTGATGACATTGACAGAATTGAGATTTATCAAAACGTGTGGAATAAGAGAACAAGAAAGCGGTTGCCGTTGTCCACAATTATGAGAAAGACTGGTGCTGACTACGCAATTAACGGAACTCTTTACAATATGAGAGACGGTAAACCTGTCTGTCCCTTGAAGTATGACAGCAAGGTTTTGTTTCACGGTAAGTATAGTTATCGTGGTTATGTTTGGGATAACTTTGATACCAACAGTTTCCACCTTGACATTGTACCTACTGACAAATGGAGCAACTACATTGCTTGTTCTAACATTGTAATGAACAATAAGGCACTAAGCAATCCGATTTATAATGTAGCACAAGGCGGTAAGCGTGGAAGAACAGCTATCGGAACAAAGTATGTAAACGGACAATACAGATTGTGTCTTTACGCTTCCAAGGACGGAAGCCCAGCCAAGAAAACGCCCGAACAGCTTGCAACTTTATTGCAGTCTTATGGATGGCGGGATGCAGTTATGCTTGACTGTGGTGGAAGTTCTCAAGGATATTTCAAGAAGGAAAAACGTCAAGTTTATTCCAGTAGGCGTACAGCGCACTACATTCTAATTTATTTGAAGAAAGGAAGAAAATAACATGGGCATTACAGAAATTATTAGACAGGGTTTTGCAAATGGCGACTCTTATGAGGTAATCAATAAGCGTCTTGCAGATGGTGGTTTCAATCTGAAACTTGTTCCTCGCGAGAATAGTGGTTGGACTGAACAGGAAATGAATGAAGGCTTCAAGGAAGGTGAACCTGGTGTGGTGTTCCCTACTCTTGCGGATATGATGAAGCGAAATATGAAGATGGCCGGTATGGAAGAAGAAATCTGGTGCAAAGAGGGTAAGTACAAGATTACTTGGAACGAGGACGGTTATGCTACTAAGGCGGTGAGATGCAATGTTTAAACCGGAAGAAATTCTGACTCTTGCAAAAGCGGGATTTACCGCACAGCAGATTGCCGGACTTTCTATGGTAGCTAATCAGCCTGTTCCTACTCCGGCACAGCCTGTTCCTACTCCGGCACAGCCTGTTCCTACTCCGGCACAGCCTATTCCTACTCCGGCACAGCCTATTCCTACTCCGGCACAGCCCGTTGACCCTGTACTTGCAGAGTTGCAGAAGCTGACTGGACTGGTTCAGGGTAGTAACATTATGAACGTGAATCAGCCCAAGGTTCAGACCCCTGAAGAAATTCTTGCTGAGATTATCAATCCAGCACCGAAAGGAGATAAATAATTTATGCCTAATGTAAATGACATGACTGTTTTTCAGGCTGGTACTATTTTGCAGAGCCTCGTTAAACAGGCAACTGGACAGGTAACTATTGCCGCCAGTACACCCGGCGAGTTTGTCAGTGTGGCTCAAACTGCACTCAAGACTGGCTATGACCCTATTCTGAACGCAATGTCTCAGATGTGGGGCAGAACGATTTTTAGCATTAGACCTTACAGCCGTAAGTTCTCTGGACTGGAAATGTCTATGGAGCGTTGGGGCAATGCAGTGCGCAAGCTGTCTATTGCAGACAAGCCTATTGAGGACGATGCACGGTTCACTTGGCCTGTCGGCTACGATGCTAATCAAGTTCCCCCTCTGGGTGAGGGTAAGAGCGTCGATATGTACGCACTGAATAAGCCTGACATTTTGCAGGTTAATTTCTACGGCCAGTCTGTCTATGAGAATAGCTACACTATTTTCAAAGATAATATGGACGTTGCATTTACCAGTGCGGAAGAATTCATGCGCTTCAACTCCCTCGTTACTGGAAACCGTTCTGACAAGTTGGAACAGTACAGAGAGAACATTGCAAGAGGTATTCTTGCCAACTACATTGGTTCTCTGTTGGCTGAGAAGCAGACCGCACGAGTTGTACACCTGCTGACTGAGTACAATGCTGAGACTGGATTGCAGTTGACTGCTCAGAATATCTATCAGCCTGAGAATTTTAGTAGCTTTATGCAGTGGGCGTATGCACGTATCGCTACTATTTCTCGTATGATGACTGAACGTTCTGAAATGTATCAGACTGTTATCAATGAGAAGCATGTCATGCGTCATACTCCCGCCAATAAGCAGAAGGTCTACCTCTATGCTAAGGCTATGGATCAGTTTGACGCAATGGTTAAGGCTAACACCTTCCATGACAACTACTTGAAGTTTACCGACTACGAGGGCGTGAACTTCTGGCAGTCTATTGAAACGCCTGATTCCATTAGCGTCACCCCTGTTTATACCAGTACCACGGGTGTCGCTACCACTGGCGAGAAGGTTGAACAGGCGGGTATCTTTGGCGTTATCTTTGACGAGGAAGCGCTTGGTTATGCTCAGGTTAACAACTGGGCCGCTATTACTCCTTTCAATGCTAAGGGTGGTTATTGGAACACTTATGACCATGTTAACTTCCGGGCTATCATGGACATGAGCGAAAAAGGCGTTCTGCTGTTGCTCGACTAAGCACTTGGAGGGGTGGGGAAGTATCCTCCTTCCCTGCCCCTATAATAAGGAGGTCTTATGTTAACAGTAACACTCTATGAGTTCAAGAAAAGAGAGAACAGTACCAAGAGACCTAATGCAAATACTACACAAAGAAACCATAAAGCTGTTCTTAAAATGCCCACCAGCTTGTTAACCCCTGAAATTACCTTTGACTTTGGTTTAAAGGGAAATCCATCTTTCTACAACTACGCATACATTTCAGACCTTGGGAATAGATACTATTTCATTAGAGACTGGACTGTATCGGAAGGGCATTTATGGACTGCACATTTGGAAGTTGACGTTCTGGCAAGTTGGAAAAATAGCATTGGTGAATCTACACAGTATGTGATAAGAAGTTCACATAGTTCTGATGGAGCAATTACCGATAACCTATATCCCGCGAGGGGTAATCCTACTGTAAGCACAGAAAAATCTGGAATTTGGCCTGTTGTAAGTTCAATTTCCGGCGGTTCGTATGTTGTTGGAATTGTAAATAACAGCGTTGATGCCATTGGAGCAGTTGCATATTATGTATTTAGTGCGGTAGAATTTAGGGCATTTATGGAATATCTAATGGGGGATATTTCATGGGCAGGTACTATTTCAGACATTTCAGAAGATTTGCTTAAGGTTCTATTTAACCCAATGCAGTATGTTACAAGCGTCATGTGGTATCCTGACAATGCCCCCGCTGGTACTAAAGTTGAATCTATTCCTTTCGGATGGTGGAATATTAGCGTATCTGCTAAGAAATTAAGAACCGATGGAGTAATGCCACAAAGCACAGTAATTAAAATTCCTAAACACCCACAATCTAAGGCAAGAGGTAAATATCTTAATGCGTCACCATATAGTCAATACATTTTTGATTCGCGAGTATGGGGCGTGATACCTATTGATACTACTTCACTTTTAAATGCCGACAGTCTGGTAATGACATATACAATAGACTTTGTAACTGGCATTTCCGATATGTATTTAGAGGTAGGTACAACTGGATATGCCGTTGCTATTAGACGTGGACAATACGGAGTGCCTATACAGATAGCCCAAATTGGACAGAATTATCTAAACATGGCTATTACTGCTGTTAATAGCGGTGTTGATATGGCAAAGAATTTCTTTAATCCTCTTGGGGAAATTAAAGCCGCCGCAAACGCAATCGGTGACATTGTGAATGCTTCACTTCCGCAGTTTTCTACAACAGGATCTAATGGAACAGTTGCAAATTTCACAAAAGAACCTACTCTATATGCTAAGTTTATGCCAGTAGTAAATGAAGATAACGCAGATAAAGGCAGACCATATTGTACGGCTGTTACGCTTTCAACTATTCCGGGGTATCAAATGATTTCAAATGCCGATTTGGATATTGCGGGAACAAGTGAAGAAAACCGCAAAATCAAAAACTACATGGAATCTGGCTATTTCTATGAGTAGGTGAGTTCCTATGGCGTGGATTACAGGAAACAGATACCTTACACTGTCTGAAATGCAAAATAATGCTGACCTTATGCACTATTTCTTCAAGTCTAATGGATGGACTGATAATGCAATTTCAGCCATGTTTGGCAATATGCAGACAGAGAGCACTCTTAATCCCGGCATTTGGGAAAATCTTGAGCCATTTGTAGGCGGCTATGGTCTTGTTCAATGGTCACCGTATACAAACTATTCCGTGTGGGCAGGTACTGATTGGCAAGATAACGGTCAGAAGGAAATGGAGCGAATCCAATACGAGTTGGAAAATCACTTGCAATGGATTAGCACAAACACATATCCTATGACATTCAGAGAGTTTTCAAAGTCTACTCTTTCGCCGTCATATCTTGCACAAGCGTTTCTTTTCAACTATGAGAGACCTACTGTAAAACCACAACCTGCCAGAAGCAAACAAGCTGAATATTGGTATAAGTATATTACTGGTGAAGAACCGCCTACACCGCCAACTCCCAGCAATATTCCGATTTGGCTGTTGTTCAAAATAAAAGAAAGGAGATGGTAACTTGGTTGGAAACGGAATCCCGGCAAGTTATGACTACATTAACGTAGCAAATTCCGCTATTAGCCCTTCAACTGTACATTGCAGAAACACAGCACTATCGCAATACTTTGCACGTTATCTGTTGCAAAAAGCAATGTCTTTGTTTAAGTGGAAACTTCCAGAGCATTGGAGTAAGAACTACTTTCTATATGTCCTGTACTGTTGGGGCTATCTGGCTGTTGTAAACACAAGCACGTTCGGAGTTATCCCCCAAGGGTGCACTCTTACTGGCTACAATGTTTTCTATCAGCCTACCAATGCAATCATCACTAACCCTCTATTGCGTGGCAACTTACAGCCAAGAATCGGAAGTCAGTGCACAATCATCCGATTACAGCCTGACTACGGCGGCATTATGGATATTGTCGGCTACTATGCTGATATGCTTGCACTTTGCGCTGAATCTGTCGGCATGAACTTGATGAACACCCACCTTGCCTATGTGTTTGCGGCTGGTAATAAGACCGCCGCTGAGAGTTTCAAGAAGATGTATGACCGTGTTGCAAGCGGAGAAGTCTGCACAGTTATCGACAAGAATCTCTATAAGGATGACGGCAGTAAGGCGTGGGAAGCCTTTGAGCAAAACTTGAAGCAGGTCTATATCAGTTCTGACATTCTGAGCGATATGCGCAAAATTGAAGCAATGTTTGACACCGACATTGGTATCCCTAACGCTAATACCGATAAGCGTGAACGCCTTGTCACTGATGAAGTTAACGCCAACAACATTGAAACTCAAAGCAAATGCGCTATGTGGCTGGAAGAACTACAAGAATCTATCAATGCTACAAACGATATGTTTGGCTTGGATATTTCTGTCGAATGGCGTTTCCCTGACGCTTACGAGGGGGGTGTTAATAATGTCGGCAACAGTGAGCCTGTTAGGACTGAAAAGACTGAATGAGGGAATCCTTGGAGAACTGGTTGTCCCGGAAGGCGTGGACATTGAACTGGTAAAGGATAACCTGCTTGCAGAGACGGCTGAACTGGAAGTTATTTACCCTGACGCTATTTTCATGCAAGCTATGATTGGGCGTTGGAGCGCAAAGGAACTTCCTGTATGGGATAGACTGTATAAAACTACCCTGTTGCAGTACAATCCTATTGAAAACTATGACCGACAAGAAAAGTGGACTGAGGACGAAAACACCAGTAAAAACCTTGACAGTGAAGAAACAGGTAGTAATACAACTCAGGCCAGCGACAGTTCTAAATCACACGGAGAACGTGAAAACAATGACGGAACAAGCAAATATGTTAGTGCTTATAACGAGACAGAGTTCACTCCAACTGAGCGCACAACCGGAAACTCTCAAGTAATAGGAGACTCCAATGCTTCCTCTGAAAGCGATATTAACACCAAAACCAAGAACGGCCTTGTGTCCGACGAGACTGGTAAACGTGCACTTGACAGAGAAGGTTCTATCCATGGTAATACTGGATTCTACACCAAACAGAAAATGATTGAGCAAGAGCGACAGATTGCAGAGTACAATATCATTGACGTTATTATCACCAGTTTCAAAAATAGGTTCTGTCTACAAGTCTATTAAGGGGGGTGTTGTCATGGGACTATTTGAGCAGTTTCCCTATGCGAATTTCCATGAGTTGAATCTGGACTGGATTCTAAAGAAAATCAAAGAACTTGACGAAAAGGTTGACAGCATTGAGGACAGAATCTTAAAGGAAGCGAATGCCTATACTGACCAGCAGATTGCAGGATTGCGGCGTGATTTTGCGGAACTTGAGGCTGATTTTGCGGTGTTTAAGTCTGACATTAACGCTCAGTTTGCGGCTTACACTGCAAAACAGGACAAGGCGTTTGCAGACTATCAGAAACTTGTCAATGCACATATTGACCTGCTTGAACAGGAAATCAGAGACGCAAGAGCAGAACTCAAAACTATGTTGCGTCAAGCTAATGCGTATACTGATGCAAGTATTGCTATGTTGCTGTTGCAGTTGCCGGACATTATCACTAAGAATATCAAAAATGCAAAGGTGTATAACCTGCTGACTGGTAAGTATGTGACCATTCAGGCAATGTTTGATTTCTTGTGCTTGTTCCATGCACCGGGAGCACTTACATGCACTGGTGTATTTGAGAGGAATAACACCTGCACTGAAATTCGGCAGTATGAAAAGACCTGCAACGAGTTTATCACTGACGCTCGTAACTTCATTGTACAACATTAAGGAGGTATAATATATGTCTACTCAGACCCCTAATTTGAACCTTGACCTGCGTGAAGGCACTGACATTTTCAACCCTTTGAGCACCAATGCGAACTTTGAAACCCTTGACAGCGTGATTACTGAAATCCGCAAAAAAGGTGGTGTACCTACTTACACCACTACGGCCAGCGCAAACCTGCTGAAACTGTCGGAAAATCCTGTTCCCAATGAAACACTGTTCAAGTTTGTTGCGGCAGGGGACGCTAACACTTGGAGTTATCAGGAAACTGTTAACAACATTGTGACTATGGACGGAAACCAGAAAACTGTCAAGGGTGGCGAAATGTATGTCGCTTGGGTGAATGCGGCTAACTCTATGGTGGTTATCGCATGGCCTGATGTTGTCAATGCCCAAACCTTTGACGGTAAAGGCCCTGCTGAATGGGCAAGTAAAGCGCAGTTGGATGCTGTCAATCAGACTGCGGTCAATGCTACTACTACGGCACAGGCGGCGGCTACGGTGGCGAATAACGCGCTGGGAGTTGCACAGGCGGCTGGAATGAAGATTGAAACTATTTGGACTAATCCTACTGCGGGCAGTTCTATACCAACCTTGGACAACCTTGAATTAGATATTCCCTCAACCGCAAAAGCAATTCTAATTACTATTCAGCGAGGTGGAAGCTATCTCTACGCTAATGAAAACTTCAGCGGAAGGATTTTCACTATGGATATGTCAAGCGGAAACATTGTACAGTACGAGAGACGTGAAATTACAATTAACAATAACAAACTAACCCTTGGGACTGGACTTGCATATAGGACTGCTACTTATGATACAGCAACTACAGGAAACTGGGCGGCTGTTCCTACGAAAATCTATGCTATCTCTTAATTAAATATGAGCCTCGGTTGAAATATACCGGGGCTTATTTATATACCGTCACTTTAACAGACTAAAGTGTTCCCTGTCCACGGTGGATATGGTCGTCACGGTGGCGGAGCTTTCTCCGGAAAAGACTGCACCAAAGTTGACCGTTCCGCAGCTTACGCAGCACGTTATGTTGCAAAGAATATCGTAGCAGCAGGTCTGGCTGACCAGTGTGAGATCCAGCTGTCTTATGCGATCGGTGTGGC